AGATCCGCAAGTCTATCGACCAGATTGAGTTGATGGCCGAGATCTACGGCACTGGCATTGGCGAGATCATCGTCAAGACAGAGAAAATCTTTGAGCCAGCAACTCAGCCTATTCCTGGTCAGCCTGGACAAGCAGCCATCGGTGTGATTGAAAAGAACCGCATGGCTGTCAAGCTTAATCCGGTCAACCCGAAAAACTTCCTGTTTGACCCCAATGGTACGTCTATTGACGACTGCATGGGCGTGGCTATCGAAAAGTACGTCTCGATCCACAAAGTCGTCGAAGGCATCGAAAAAGGCATCTACAAGAAGGTAAACATCGGGACTACCTACGAGGATTCCGACCTTGAGCCGACCCAAGAGCCTAGCCAGTACCAAGACGAGAAGGTTCTGCTGCTGACCTACTATGGTCTTGTGCCGCGTGAATACCTTCAGGAGAAGGACACCGAGACGGTTGTGCTGTTTCCTGACGACTCCGTGGCTGAAGACTACACGGATATGGTCGAGGCCATCGTGGTTATCGCCAACGGTTCGATGCTTCTGAAGGCAGAAGAGAATCCGTACATGATGAAGGATCGTCCGGTCATCTCGTACCAGGACGATACTGTGCCGAACCGCTTGCTGGGCCGTGGGACTGTTGAGAAGTCCTACAACATGCAGAAGGCTATCGATGCTCAGATCCGTTCGCACCTGGATTCGCTTGCGCTGACGACTGCTCCGATGATGGGCATGGACGCTACGCGCCTGCCGAGGGGTGCTAGGTTTGAAGTAAAACCAGGTAAGGCGTTCATGGTCAACGGCAACCCTGCCGAGATCCTGTATCCCTTTAAGTTTGGCCAGACCAGCCCTGATAACCTGCGTACCGCCCAAGAATTTGAGCGTATGTTGCTGCAAGCAACGGGTACTCTGGACAGCCAAGGCATGGTCACGAACGGTGCGCGTGACGGGCAAGCAATGTCCACCGCCGTTGCGACGATCATCAAGAAGTACAAGCGCACTCTGGTGAACTTCCAAGAGGATTTCTTGATCCCGTTCATCCAGAAGGCAGCGTTTAGGTACATGCAGTTCGACTCTGAGCGGTATCCGAGCGTGGATATGAAGTTCATCCCGACTGCAACTTTGGGCATCATTGCTCGGGAGTACGAGCAACAGCAATTCATCGGTCTGCTGCAGACTCTGGGGCCGAATACGCCGGTTCTGCCGCTGATTTTGAAGGGCATCCTGAACAACTCCAGCCTGTCGAACAGGTATGAGTTGATTGCAGCCCTTGATCAGATGTCGCAGCCCGATCCAGAAGCCCAGCAAATGGCGATGGCGGCACGGCAGTTGGAGTTGCAAGCGGCTCAGGCTCAGATCGCTGACAAAACGACCCAGGCCGAGAAGAATCGTGCTGAAGCGCAGAAATTGCTCACTGAAGCACAGCTTATGCCGCAAGAGGTACAGGCCAAAGTTATCGCTTCGACTACTACGAACCTGCCGCAAGGTCAAGAGGCTAGCGAGTTTGACAAGCGGGTTAAGATTGCCGAGTTGATGCTCAAAGAGGCAGACATCAAAAACAAGTCTAAGATCGTCGAACTCCAGATGGCCGAGAAAAAGAACAAGGTAACCGGCATGGAAGAAGACTTCTTGGAAGAATTGTCCAGGGAGTTGAGCAATGGACGTTGAAAGCCTCGCCAAACAACTGATTCTCAAGGGGATGACGGAGGAACAGCAGAAGGCTGTTCTGATGTCTATCCGCGAATCTGTCCAGAAGACGCGGGAGCTACAGAAACAGAAGGTTGGCGAGAACGCTCAACTGGTCATTCAGGCTCTCAAGAAGATCGAGTCTGATATACGCGATAGATACGATGACCTTGGCAACAAGATCGAGTCTCGCGTTAGGTCTATTAAAGACGGCAAAGACGGGAAAGACGGCAGGAACGGCGCTAATGGCCGGGATGGCCGCGATGGCTCTATGGGGCCAATGGGTCCAAAGGGCAAAGACGGGCTGAATGGACGAGATGGCAAAGACGGTGAAGATGGCGTATCAGTAACTGACGCACACATCGACTTTGACGGCAGTCTGATCATTAGCCTGTCGAGCGGCAGGACGATCAATGTTGGTGAGGTGGTTGCGCCTGATCTTGCTGAAAAGATCAAGGTGATTACCAATGGTGGTGGCACTAGTCAATCAGTGCTTGACACATTGGCCAGCCTTCAGACCCAGATCAACAACCTTATCCCTAGCCAAACTGGCCAAGCAGGCAAATTCCTGACGACGAACGGCTCTGTGTTGTCTTGGGCACAAGTTGCTGGTGGATTGAGCTACCAGGGCACTTGGAATGCATCGGCAAACACTCCGACTCTAGCGTCTGGTGTTGGTACAAACGGGTACTACTACATCGTTGCAACGGCAGGATCGACGAACCTGGACGGCATCACTGATTGGCAGATTGGTGATTGGCTGATGTTCAACGGTACGGTCTGGCAGAAGATCGATCAATCCAACTTGGTGACCTCTGTCAACTCTCAAACTGGTGCTGTGGTACTTACCACCACAAACATCAACGAGGGCACCAATCAATACTATCTGGACTCTAGGGCGCGTTCTGCTCTGAGTGCTGGCACAGGCATTAGCTACAGCACTTCAACGGGTGTGATCACCAATAGCGCACCGGATCAGACGGTTGCGCTTACTGCTGGCACCGGGATCAGCACATCTGGGACGTATCCCAACTTCACGATCACCAATACTGCTCCAGATCAAACTGTCGCTCTTACGGGAGCAGGCACAACCAGCATTAGCGGAACATACCCCAACTTTACGATCACATCGAACGATCAGTACGTTGGCACAGTCACTTCTGTTGGTGGCACTGGCACTGTCAACGGTATTACTCTTAGTGGCACGGTTACGTCTAGCGGTAACTTGACGCTTGGCGGCACTCTTTCTGGTGTTGATCTCACCACTCAAGTGACCGGCACGCTACCTATTGGCAATGGCGGTACGGGACAGACAACGGCCAATGCTGCGTTTAACGCTCTTGCGCCTAGTCAGTCATCTCAGTCTGGCAAGTACCTGACCACTGATGGCACGAACACATCGTGGGCTACGGTCAATGCTGGTGCATCGATTACTAACGACACCAGCACATCGACAAACCTGTATCCGCTGTTCGCTGCGGCAACTTCTGGTACTCCAACGGTCATTTACACAAGCAATGCCAAGTACCTCTACAAGCCATCAACTGGTGAGTTGCAAGCATCTGCTGTAGTTGCAAGCAATGGACTTATAGTCAATAGCACCACTGTTTCTTCCAGTTATACAGTTGCTACTGGGACCAATGCGCTGTCTGTAGGCCCAATGACGGTTGCCAGCGGAGCAGTTCTGACGGTTGCTTCTGGACAAAGGCATATCATCCTATGAGTACGATCAGCGCATCAACCACGAGCACCACTGGCTATGTGGTGACTTCTGATACCACTGGAACGCTTGTTCTACAAACGGGTGCAACGCCAACTACGGCGGTTACGGTTGCGTCCAACCAGCAAGTGACATTTGCACAACCAGCTAACCTGCCAAACACCTTTGGCTTCAAAAACCGCATCATCAACGGCGGTATGGTGATCGACCAGAGGAACGCTGGGGCGAGTGTGACGCAGACAACTGTCGACTTATTTCCAGTTGACCGATTCCGTATCCTTGGAAGTGTTACTTCAAAGTTTACGGGGCAGCGGTCTACGCTTGCGCCTGCGGGGTTCACAAACTCTTTACTTCTAACTTCTTCGGCGGCAACTTCATTGGCTGCCGGTGATTATTATGTTTGCACCCAAAAAGTTGAAGGTTTCAACGTCGCGGATTTTGGGTGGGGCACAGCCAACGCAGTTTCTGTTACGTTGTCTTTTTGGGTACGCAGTTCATTGACCGGAACTTTTGGTGGGGCATTGCTTAATGACGCAGCAAACAGATCTTACCCATTTACATACACGATCAGTGCAGCAAATACATGGGAGCAGAAGACAGTAACCATTGCGGGTGATACTTCTGGAACGTGGCTTACCAATAATGGTGTTGGCGTTTTTGTCAACTTCAGTCTTGGGGCCGGTTCTACATATAGCGGCACCGCAGGCGCATGGGCAGGCAGCTTCTTTTTCTCTGCCACAGGCGCAACCTCTGTCGTCGGCACCAACGGAGCCACCTTCTACATCACCGGAGTTCAACTGGAAAAAGGCTCTACCGCCACATCGTTTGATTACAGGCCGTATGGGACTGAGTTGGCGCTTTGTCAGCGGTATCTACCTGCAATCTCTTATGCGGGTGGAGCAAACCCATATTTTGGTGCTGGTATGGCTTTTGGAACAACATCGGCTTACTACACTATTAGTTTTCCAGTAACTCCTAGAGTCCCTCCAACGGGTTTGACTGTTTCTTCAGCGGGGCATTTTGCTGGTTTCTTGGCTTCAACCGCAACAAGCAATGCAACAGGTGTTGTTTTTGGCGGCGCACAGAACCATTCTGCGTTTGTACAACTTACTGGTATGAGCGGTTTAACAGGCGGTAACGCTTCATTGATTTACATGAACAATGCGTCTGCATTGATGACCTTCACGGGATGCGAACTATGACATACAAACTCTATAAGACAATGCCTTTAAAAGCTGAAGCTGACGCGGCAATGAAGGTTAACGAAGACGGTTCAATGACCAGCTTCTTGTTCGATCCCGCCAACACCGACTACCAGCAATACCTGAAGTGGCTGAAAGAAGGCAACCAGCCGCTGCCTGCTGAGGAGCAATCATGACGCTGATTCTGAGTGGCAGTGACGGCCTGTCTGATGTAGACGGCTCTGCGTCTACTCCTGCCATCAGGGGCACGGATGCAAACACAGGCATTTACTTCCCAGGATCTGACAGGATTGGCTTTGCAGAGGGTGGTGTACAGGTTGGTGAGTTCGATGCCTCTGGCAACTTCCAGTTCAACTCGGGCTATGGTTCTACGGCTATTGCATACGGCTGCCGCGCTTGGGTTAACTTCAATGGTACTGGGACTGTGGCAATTCGTGCCAGTGGTAACGTCACCAGCATTACAGATAACGGTACTGGCGACTACACGGTGAACTTTACGACTGCAATGCCTGATGTAAATTATTCCATCGTTGGCTCTACGATAGGTTCTGACAACGGTGCTACTCTTGTTGATTCCAGAGGTACTAATCTTGCGACAGGAAGCGCAAGATGTGGAACATTTTCATCAGCTTCGGGAGCATTAGGTGATCGTAATTTCATCAGTATTGCGGTTTTCCGCTAAGGATCATCCATGCCAAGCATAATCAATAGCGATGATGGTGTTGTATCAGGCTCCTCTGGTCTAAAGACTACAGGAGGCAATGATGGCATCACCAACTTCCAACAAAACGGCACTACACAGGCAACCATTACTGCTGCTGGCTTGTTCCAGTTCAACTCTGGTTACGGCTCTGTTGCCACAGCTTATGGTTGCCGTGCATGGGTCAATTTCAACGGTACAAGTACTGTTGCGATTCGTGCGTCTGGCAACGTGACGAGCATCACGGATAATGGCACAGGTGACTACACGGTGAATTTCACCACGGCGATGCCTGATGCAAATTATTCTTTTTCTGCAAATTGTCGTTTAGATTCAGGTGCAGCTAACGAAGATTTCCCAATTGTCGGGGCTTCTAGACGTAATACATATCTTGCTGGTAGTTTAAGAATAATTACAGTTTTTCGTAGTAGCGCGACAAATACAGCAACACTGCAAGATCCTGATATTGTTGCCGTAAGTATTTTCCGTTAAGGAGTCATCATGAACCAACGAATCATTTTCCCAAACGACGACGGCGGTGTGTCCGTCATCGTGCCTGCTGTCGAGTGCGGCCTAACGATTGAAGAGATCGCGGCCAAGGACGTGCCTGCTGGCAAGCCCTACAAAATCGTGGATGTCGCTGACATTCCAACTGACCGCACGTTCCGCAACGCATGGGAGTACGCATGATTCAAATCAACATGATTAAGGCGAAGGCCATCGCTCACGATGCCCGTCGCGCTGCTCGTTCCGCTGAGTTTGAGCCGCATGACGCAATCATCATGAAGCAGATTCCTGGCGCTGACTCTTCAGCAGCAGAAACCGCTCGTCAAGCCATTCGTGATAAGTACGCTGCTCTTCAGGCTCAGATGGATGCAGCGCAGACCCCTGAGCAACTCAAAGCACTCATGCCATAGGAGTAGGACATGGAGCCGACTGAAATCGACCCCATCAAGTATGGAGTTCTTTGGGAACGTGTCCAGAACATGGACAAGAAGATCGACAAAATGGAAGGTCAGATCGAGGAACTGCTAGCCTTGGCAAACAAGGGCAAAGGCGGTTTCTGGATGGGAATGACTATTGCCAGTTCAGTCGGCGCTGCTGTAGCATGGATAGCAGGACACTTTAAAGGCGGCTGAAATGATTGATCCCATAACCGCACTCGCAGCCATCTCATCAGCCGTCGAGCTTGTAAAAAAAGTCTCGGCAACCGTTGACGATGTGACATCGCTCGGGCCGGTATTGGGCAAGTATTTCGATGCCAAAGCTGATGCTATCGAGGTCGTCCAAAAGTCTCAGCGTGGCGAGTTTAAGGGTAGCGCATTGGGCAAGGCTCTTGAATTAGAGATGGCTCTGGAGCAAGCCCGTGAGTTTGAAGAGCAGGTAAAAATGCTGTTCTTTCAGTCCAACAAAATGGACGTTTGGGCCAGAATTGCAGCTAGAGCGCAGAGGATGGAAGCAGACGCAGCACATGCTGCTAGGCGCAAAAAAGAGGCTGACAAGCGCAAAAAAGAGGAAATGGACGAGCTTTTCATCATCATTGTCGGCCTGTTAGTCGCCTTGGGATCGATTGCAGCCGTTATTTGGGCACTTCTTGAAGGGATGAACCAGTGACTCCAGAGCTACAAAGGTACTACGAAGACAGGTTTGACCTGTTGTCGCAGCCTGGATGGGCCGATTTGATGGAAGATGTTGACAATATGTTGGCATCTATGAACAATGTAAGTAGTATCCCTGATGAAAAGGCTTTACAATTTCGTAAAGGTGAGATTTCCATTCTTACTTGGCTAAAAACCTTGAAAAAGGTCAGCGAAGACGCATACGAGGACTTGAATGCGAAGAATGTATGAATTTGTCTGCGAATGCGGACAGCGCACTGAGAAGCTAGTTGGTTATGAGACAGCTACTGTTCAGTGTGGGTGTGGTGGCATCGCCCATCGCATCATGAGTGCTCCTAAATTCAAACTTGAAGGATGGTCTGGTGCTTTTCCGAGCGAACATGGTCGGTTTGAGCGCAAGCACATCGAAAAGTTGAACGCGGAGCGCAAAGCCAACTCATAAGTCATTGGACCGAGTTGAATCTCCTACAACCATTTTTGGCAGGAAAAAACATGCTGATTGACAAAGAACATGACGAGCTAGGCGAACTTGAAGTCGAGGCGGCGAAGTCCGAACTCCCTGAAAAATACAGGGACAAAAGTTTGGAAGAAATCATTCGGATGCACCAGGAAGCTGAAAAGCTGATTGGTAAACAGGCCCAAGAGGTCGGTGAGGTCCGAAAACTCGCAGATGAGCTTATAAAGCAGAACATCAGTTCTAAGCAACCAGCAAAACAGGAAGAACCTGAAGTAGACTTCTTTGAGAATCCTCAAAAGGCGGTTCAGGCAACCATAGAGAAGCATCCTGATGTCCTTGCTGCCCGTCAGGCCAGCATGGAGTTCAAGAGGCTGCAGATTCAGCAGAAGCTGACGCAAGAGCATCCCGACTACACACAAGTGGTTGGCGACTCGGAGTTCCAGAACTGGGTGAAAGGTTCATCCGTTCGTTTGGCGCTCTATGCGAAGGCCGATTCTGAGTTTGACTATGACTCTGCCAACGAACTGTTGTCAACCTTCAAGCAACTGCGCGGGGTGAAGTCCAAGCAAGCAGAGCAAGCAAGCGATGCAAGCAGGGCTAAATCAATGAAAGCCGCACAAGTTGATGTTGGTGGATCTGGAGAGAGTTCTAAGAGGGTTTATAGACGTGCCGACCTGATTCGGCTAAAAATGACGGACCCTGCTAGGTATGAGGCTTTGAGTGACGAGATCATGCAAGCCTATTCCGAGGGGCGAGTCAAGTAAACAACCTTTGTTTCTTGGAGATTTAACATGGCAAACACTGCTTTCGCACCGAACAATGCGGTTACCACCACCTCTGCAGCGAACTTCATCCCCGAAATTTGGAGTGATGAAATTGTTGCCGCCTTTAAAAAGAACCTCGTTCTGGCCAATCTGGTCAAGCGTATGTCTTTCAAAGGCAAAAAGGGTGACACCGTTAACATCCCGTCCCCCGCTCGTGGCACTGCCAACGCTAAGGTGGCTACCGATGCCGTTACTCTGATTGCAGAGAGCGACACCAACATTCAAGTGCTGATCAACAAGCACTTTGAGTACAGCCGCTTGATCGAGGACATCGTTGAAGTGCAAGCCCTGACCAGCCTGCGCGCTTTCTACACGGAAGACGCTGGTTACGCTCTGGCTCGTCGCATGGACACGGATCTGGTTCAACTTGGTCGTGCATTCAATGGCGCAACCGTTGGCACGAACGACTACGCCACCAGCAACACCTCGACCAAGGCATTCATCGGCTCCGATGGCACGACTGCTTACAACAGCACCTCGTCCAACGCTGCCGCTCTGACTGATGCTGCTATCCGTCGCACCATTCAGCGCCTGGATGACAACGACGTTCCTATGGACGGCCGTTTCTTCCTGATCCCCCCGTCGAGCCGCAACACCCTGATGGGTCTGGCCCGTTACACCGAGCAAGCATTCGTTGGCAACGGCGATGCTATCCGCAACGGTGAGATCGGCCAACTGTACGGCATGGCAGTGTTCTCTTCGTCGAACGCTGACACTGGTGCTGGTAACTCTGGCAATGACCGTATCTGCCTGATGGGCCACCGCGATGCGATGGTTCTGGTTGAGCAGCTTGGCATCCGTTCGCAGACTCAGTACAAGCAAGAGTACCTGGGCACCCTGTTCACCGCTGACACGATCTACGGTGTGAAGGCTCTGCGTACGAACGCTACCAGCACTGCTGCTGACGCTTCCGCTGCTTTTGCCCTGGCTGTCCCGGCCTAATTGCAGTTGTCCCCTCCCCTTCGGGGGAGGGATCTTTTTCTTATAGGAGATTGAAATGGCTGCTGCAACCGCTGTTATTTCCCGCCGTGGAAATGACCAATTCCGAGGCTTGTTCTCGGACACCTGGGAAGTGCAATGTACTCTTGACGCTGGCGCAGTTTCGGCTGGTGCTACCGACACGGATACTGTTGCTGTTCCCGGTGTGGCACTGGGTGATATGGTTATCGGTTTTTCGCATGGTGTTAGCGAAGCTGGTCTGGTCAAACGGGCCTATGTTTCTGCTGCTGGCACGGTGACTATCGTTACCTACAACCCGACTGACGGTTCTGTGAATCTGGCTGGAACCACTGTTACGCTCATTATCGGGCGCGCTGTGTAAGGACGGGGGGCCACAAGCCCCCTGTTTTCTTTGGAGATGTAAATGGTTCCTCAGACTTTTCCCTCTAACAACGGGAAGATGGTTGTTTTCAAGATCACGACTCTCACAGGTCTGACTCGTTGGTCCGATTACATCCCCGTCAAAACTGCTGGTTCTCCTGGAATTCTCAATTCCTATGATGGGAACATTGACGCAGACATCCTTGGGTCAACCACTGGCAAGAAAGCCTGGATTGACTACATCCCTGTTTACGAAGACGCATCAGCAACCAAAGCATGGCTTGTGAGTGCTGATGGGTACATCCCTATCTACGGATAAGACAATGGCAACCTATCGTTGTTTGGCAAGTGGCAATACGGTTTCGTTCACTTACACGCACGACATTGAATCCATGAAAGGTCATGCTGGCTACATCCAGATTGATGAGCCAGAATCTCAACAGGAAGAAAGCCGTCCTCTTCCTATGACTGCCCCTGTGGTGGCCAAAAAGCCCGGACGACCCCCTAAACCCAAGGAGAAATGAAATGCCGATGGTTGGAGATAAAAAGTTCCCTTACACCGCTAAGGGCAAAAAGGAGGCTAAAGCCTATGGAGCCAAGAAAGCTATGCCTGTGGCGGTCATGGTTGCCATTAGCCGTCCTAAGATGGCCGCTAAAAAGATGCCCAAGGGCAAAATGAAGTGAAAACCAAGGCTGAGAAGAAAATCTCCCGTGTAATGCGGGAGTACAAGGCTGGGAAGCTGCACTCTGGGTCGAAGAAAGGCCCAGAAGTGACATCTCGCAAGCAAGCCATTGCCATTGCACTGTCTGAGGCCGGGAAATCCCGGAAGAAGAAGTGAAAGAGGTCTGGGACAAAAAGCGTCCAAAAGCCTTGGGCGCTCCTAAACCTCTGACTCCTGCTAAAAAGGCTGCTGCAAAAAAGATGGCTAAGGCTGCTGGTCGGCCTTATCCTAATCTGATTGACAATATTCGTGCGGCGAGGAAGAAATGAAGACTGCTGCCTGGACTCGAAAAGAGGGTAAAAATCCTGCTGGAGGGCTTAACGCCAAAGGCAGAAAGTCCTATAATGAGTCTACAGGCGGGGATCTCAAACCTCCCGTCAAATCAGGCGATAACCCACGAAGGGCCTCCTTCCTAGCGCGTATGGGCAATATGCCTGGGCCTGAGTACAAGAATGGCGAACCCACTCGCCTTCTTTTGTCCCTCCGAGCCTGGGGCGCATCGTCCAAAGCAGATGCAAGGTCGAAAGCTAAGGCGATCTCAGCGAGGAACAAGAAGTGAAGCCAGTTTCCGTCGGTGTAAATCCAACAGCGGCAACGCTAACAACCGTTTATACGGTTCCGACGGGTTACTACGCCAAGTTCACGGTGATGTACATCCACAATACTGGTGGATCAACAAAGCACATCACGGTGCAGTGGATTGACTCCAGCGCAAGTGCCACTTACGACATTCTGACAGAGTACACCTTATCAGCTAAGAACTACTTGCAGTTCGATGGCAATGCGTACATTGTGTTGGAAGAAGGTGATTCGATCAAGATTACGACTGAATCTGGCAGTTCGTTTAGCTTCATCGCCACCTTTGAAGAAACAGGATTGACACGGCAATGACCTACCTAGAACTCATCAATGATGTGCTGATTAGGCTGCGGGAGACTACCGTATCTACCAGCACGGAAACGACCTACTCCACTCTGGTTGGCAAGTTTGTCAATGATGCAAAGCGCCAGATCGAGGATTCCTACGCCTGGAACGTGTTGGGTCAGACTCTTACTTTCAACACTGTTGCTGGCACCTACATCTACTCCATGACCGGCGCTGGTCAGAAGTTCCAGGTGATGGATGGCATCAACGTAACGTCTAACGTTGGCTTGCGGAACCTGAGTTTTGTAGAGATGAATCGTCTACAGAACTTTTCTACGCCTATCACTGGTATCCCAGAGGCATATGCGTTTGATGGGGTTGACGGAAATGGAGACACCAAGGTGGTTCTCTACGCTCGTCCAGACAACGTCTATACGATGCAGTTCAGCCTCACAGTGCCTCAGGCTACTCTGTCGTCTGACAGTACATCTGTACTGGTTCCAGACGTTCTGGTGGTACAGAATGCCTATGCTCGTGCCCTGGTGGAGCGCGGGGAAGATGGTGGGTTAGCTTCATCTGAGGCTTACCAGCTTTATAGAGCCATGCTAGCAGATTACATCGCTCTTGAAAGCACTCGGTACCCTGAGAACCAAGAATTTGTTGCGATATGAGTGAGCCGCTTCAGATTGCCAGCATTTCAGCCCCAGGCTTTTTCGGGTTGAACACGCAAGACTCGCCTCTTGATCTGGCGGCTGGCTTTGCTCTTGTTGCGACGAACTGCATCATCGACCAGTATGGTCGCATCGGTTCTCGCAAGGGCTGGTCTAATGTCAACAGTTCCTCGGGCAATCTTGGGGCTAATCCTGTTGGTGTGATCCATGAGCTTGTTCAGTCTGACGGCACGCTGACTGTGTTGTTCGCAGGCAATAACAAGCTGTTCAAGCTCGATGGCTCTAATGCTGTCGTGGAATTGACCTACGGGGGGGGTGGGACGGCTCCTACGATCACTGCTAGCAATTGGTCTTGCTCCTCTCTCAATGGGATCACCTATTTTTTCCAAACGGGCCATGATCCGCTAATCTATGACCCCGCTGTTAGCACTACGACCTATCGTCGTGTGAGCGAGAAAACAGGCTATGTTTCTACGGTTCCAAGCGCCAACATCGCTTTGTCGGCTTTTGGTAGGCTGTGGGTAGCCAATACGTCTACCGTCAAGAACACGGTCTACTTCTCTGATCTGCTGGCAGGTCATGTGTGGTCTACCGGCACTGCTGGCTCTCTCAATGTGGACAGGATCTGGCCTAATGGCCCTGATGAGATCCAAGGCCTCGCTGCCCACAACGGCTTTCTGATCATCTTTGGCAAGCGGCAGATTCTGGTCTATCAAGATGCCACCACGCCATCGACGATGCAGCTTAGTGACACTGTTGGCGGTATTGGATGTATCGCACGGGATACGATCCAGACCACTGGCAAGGATGTGCTGTTCTTGTCCAACTCTGGTGTCAGGTCGTTCGCCAGGACTATCATTGAGAAGTCTGCTCCGCTTGGAGATCTGTCCAAGAACGTGCGTAATGACATCATGGACATTGTTGCTGGCGAAACGCTTGCCAACATCAAGTCTGTGTATTCTGAGAAAGAGGCCTTTTACTTGATTACGCTGCCTTCTGTCAAAGAGGTCTACTGCTTTGACACAAGGGGCCAGCTACAAGACGGTTCGTTCAGGGTGACTGTTTGGGACTCGATAGAGCCAACTGCTCTGTTGTCGCGCAGAAGCGGCGATGTCCTTGTTGGCAAAACTGGGTACATCGGTAAGTATGGAACGTTCCAAGATGATGGTGTGGCGTACAGGATGTTGTACTACACCAACCATGCCGACCTTGGCAACCAGAACGTCACATCGATCCTTAAGAGGCTCAAGGCTACGGTCATCGGTGGCACGAATCAAACGGTCACGATGAAGTGGGGCTTTGACCTGTTGACAAACTATCAGTCGGCCAACTCTACGATCCCGACCCAAGGTATTTCTGAGTACGGAATTGCTGAGTACGGTGCTAACGGTGTGCCTGTTGCCTACTACTCCGAGGGCGTATTGATGCAGATCTTGTCTGTGCCTGCAACTGGCAGCGGAAAGATCGTGCAAACTGGTTACGAGTCAGATATCAACGGAGCATCGCTGTCGATCCAGCGCATTGAAATCCAATACAAGGATGGGAAACTGTCCTAATAAACGGAAACGGAGATTGCTGTGTCAAACTACACCAAGAGTACCAACTTTGCGACCAAAGATGCACTGTCATCTGGCAATCCTCTGAAGATTGTCAAGGGCACTGAGATTGACACTGAGTTCAATAACATTGCTACGGCTATTTCTACGAAGGCTGATCTTGCATCGCCTACGTTGACTGGTACGCCTGTTGCCCCAACTGCTTCTTATGGTACTAGCACGACACAACTCGCAACAACGGCGTTTGTGCAAGCTGCTCTTCAGGCGCTGCATCCTGTCGGATCTATTTATATCAATGCCACAGACTCTACAAATCCAGGAACGCTACTAGGCTTTGGTACTTGGTCAGCTTTTGGCGCTGGTCGTGTTCCAGTGGGTTTTAATGCTAGCAACTCACTATTTGATACTGCTGAAGAGACAGGTGGTAGTGCTGATGCAATTGTTGTAAGTCACACACATAGCGCCACATCCAGTGTTAGTGATCCAGGACATCAACACAATATTGGTCGTGTTGCTGGTGGTACTGGTGGTTTGCAGTTTGTTGCAGGTCCTGGCATGGCAGACATTACTCCAGATACTACTTCTAATACAACAGGCATTACCGTTTCTACATCTGTTTCTTCTACTGGCTCCTCTGGCACCAATGCCAACTACCAGCCGTACATCACTGTATTTATGTGGAAGAGAGTTTCGTGACTTTTGTCCATTGCGTTGATTGCGGGGAAGGTTTTGAGGCGTCTAGAAGTGACGCTAAAAGATGCCGTTCTTGCAAACTGGCATATAGAAGACTGCGCGATGGAGCTCCTGAGAGAAGGGTACGCAGGAACATAAGACACCGAGAAATTAGACAGAAAGCGTTTGATGGGTATGGTGGAAAATGCAGTTGTTGTGGAGAATTAAGGTTTGAATTTTTGGCGCTTGATCATGTGAACGGTGGGGGTCGTGCTGAAAGACAAAAATTATCGACGCGTCAAATTGCAGATAAAGTTATAAGGCAAAATTTCCCTCCTGAATACCGTGTTCTATGTCATAACTGCAATCAATCTCATGGCTGGTATGGATACTGTCCACATGAGAAGGAGAGGACTGCGTGATTACACATCACTTCAGTGACGGTCTGTATGCAAAAGAAGCAAGATTCCCTGCTGGATCTGTCATCCTCAAGCATACACATGAGTTCAGCCATCTATCGATCTTGGCTCATGGAAAAGTTGCAGTGATGATGGGCGATGATGTGAAGATTGTGAGCGCACCTGCTTGCATTGAGATCAAGGCTGGTCTTACGCATGGCGTAAAAGCGATTGAAGATTGTGTTTGGTTCTGTATCCACGCAACTGACGAGAAAGATGCGTCAAAAGTGGATGATGTTTTGATAGGGGTTTGATATGCCTATAGCAGCAGCAGCAATTATGGGTGGATCCTCCATACTTGGAGGTCTTCTAGGTGGACGTTCGGCTCAACGTGCAGCACAAACGTCTGCTAATGCACAACTTGAAGCAGCGCGTATCGCCGCTGAAGAAGCACGGTTCCGACCTGTAGGCATCACTACTAGGTTTGGTCAATCGGCGTTCCAAACCAGTCCTGAAGGACGCGTAACTGGTGCTGGCTACGAGTTGTCGCCTGAGCTTCGTGCTTACCAAGACCGTCTGATGGGCTTGACAGGTATGGGCTTGGCTCAGGCAGAGGCTGCACCTGAGATGTACCAGCCACTGATGGCTGCTGCTCCTGGCCTGTTTGGGTTGGCGCAAGGCTATCTGGCAGAGACTCCACAGCAAGCTGCTCAACAGTACATGGCTCGTCAGCAAGAGTTGCTGGCTCCTGGCCGTGAAAGGCAGCTTTCACAACTGCAAAATCGCCTGTTCCAAACTGGCCGTGAGGGTCTGGCTATTGGCGCTACTGGCGCTCGTCCTAGTGGCGCTGCTGGCCTTGGTGCTGCATCTCCGGAGATGGAGGCCTATTACAACGCTCTGGCTCAACAAGATGCTGAGTTGGCTACTAGGGCACAGCAAGCTGGCATGGAGCAGACTCGGTTTGGTGCTGGGTTGTTTGGCACTGGCGCAGATTTGCTGCGAGGCGCTTATCAGGGTCAGATCGGTGCTTTGGCTCCGTTTGAGGCTTATCTTGGTCAGGCAAGAACCATTGAAGGTCTTGGTCAACAACCTCTCTCGCTTGGCATTGATATTGGCGCAAGGGGTCAGAGTACTGGTGCTGCAAGTGCATTGTTGCAAGGCGGCATGAGCGCCGCTAGGACACTTGAGGCGGCTAATGCCTACAACCCGTTTGCTGATTTGCTTACTGGCTTGAGCCGAAATCCAGCATTGGGACAGGGTATTTCTAGTGCATTCCAACCGTACCGTGCTGGTAGAGAGGCTGTTGCCCAATACGGTGCTGGAAATGTTTATGGATATGGTGGTAGCGGTACAGTTCCAGCGGCAATCGATTGGAATTTGGCGGGAGGCATTTAATCATGGCAACTGATATCGTAGGTTCCTTGTTTGGTGTAACGCCAGAGGTATTGCAGCAGCGTCAGATGGAGATGGCTGACAGGCAGGCAATGGAGTACGCGCAACTGAGTCCTTTGCAAAGGGCTAGTTACGGTCTTGCTCGTGGCGGCTATCAACTGGCTGGCGCATTGGGTGGCCAAGACCCGCAACTGCGTATGATCAGCAATCGCAATGCTATTGCACGTCAGATTGATCCTACAAACCTAGAGTCGATGCAGATGGGCATCCAGGCTCTACAGCAAGCTGGCGACTCTGTTGGCGCTATGCAGTTGGCTCAGGTGCTTCGGCAGGCTGAAAACGACATGGCGCTTCGCTCTCAACGAGAAGCTGCTGCAATGGCATCTCGTGCGGCTGCTACTCGTGAGCGCAGTCAGGCTGTACCCGCAAGCATACAAGAAGCAAATCGCATCAGTCAGATTACGCAGGCACTGCAGACGCTAGAACTGCAGCCTTATGAGCGCATGGCTCTTGAAGCAGAAATGCAACAACTTCGCAAGACATCTACTTCAGATTCGATTGCTGTTGCCAATCGTATTGGCGATCTCACCCGTGCATTGGCCGATCCCAACCTTCCTGATTTGGATCGTCGCGTTTTGCAAGCTCAATATGATCAACTGACGAAGGCTGCTGGGCAAAAGCCGAATGTGCCAGATGCAATCCAAGTCGCACAACGCATTAGCGGAATTACGAGGCAGTTGCAAAATCCTGACTTGGCTCCTATCGAGCGTATGGCGCTTGAGGCCGAAATGACTCAACTTAGGAAGGTAGAACGAGAAAGCGCCCCGCCAGCATCATTGCAACTTGCAGATGCAATTTCTTCTGCTCAAGCCAAGGTTGATGAACTTGAAAGTCAACCACCAAGCCCAGAACGAGAGAGAGCTTTGGTTGTAGCTAAACGCAGAGTTGAAAATCTACAACAACAAGCTCCTCAACCAAGGGGTCAAGCTCAATCTCCTGCGCTGCAGCTTGCTGCTGATATTGAAAATACACAGGCGCTAGTTGATGCACTGCAAAACGTACCTGCCAGTGCTGAACGAGATGCTACGTTGCGTAGGGCTGTCACTAGACTTGATGCGTTGCAGCGTCAGTTGCCACAGCAAAGAGTGGAAAAGCCTGAATCTTTTGGCCCAGATCGAGAAGCTACAGCAAGGGAGCTTTTCGGCAAAGCTTTTGGAGATCTTACGCAAGATCAGCAAGCGGCTGTTAATCGTAAACTTGCTCGACCCGAATCTTTTGGTACGGATCGAGAAGCTACCTCTAGAGAGATGTTCAGCAAATCTTTCGCAGAGCTTACTCAAACACAGCAAGCTGCTGTCAACCGTAAGCTTGAGCAAGAAGCGGCCAAACGCGCACCAACTGTGCAAAATATATTGCCAGGACAACCAGTTCCTCCAAAAGATTGGATTAAATTTGAAGAATACCTACAAGGCCAACCAACTTTCAAGCAGACGGCAGCAATGATTTCTGCTGCTCCTAGTGTATTGAATGTGATTCGTCAGTCCACTTCCAACGATTTTGCAGCTAGAGCATTGCCAACCAGTATCGCCAAGTTGTTTGACAGCAACCAGCTTTCTGATAAAGATGTTGCTCGTTATGCTCGGACGGGTGGCCTGGATGACCGTCTTGCCGCTATGGCGGCTGAGTTCTTCACAGGCCGCGTGACTTCTGTCACCAAACAGCAAGCAGAACGCTTTATGACCAATGTTTATCGTGGTGCTTTGCTTGAGCAGCGGAATGTATACGCAAGTCAGGCAGACATCTTGGGTTACGCCGACTCTCCAAGTTTCAAGAAACGACTGAAACAGATTGACGACGAGTTGGCGAAATTCCGTGAAGTGCAACCACAGCCAGCTCCTGGAGCGGCTGCTGCTCCTGGGGCAGGAACGGCTCCTGGAGCGGGTGGCAGGACTATGTCAAGGGAAGAAGAAAACGCGCTTTTGCGTAAGTATGGCCAAAACCCTGGCCAAAATCCGCGATAACTGGAGCATCCAATGTCAACCTACGAGCAAGTTCTAGAGGCATTGCGCCGTGCTGATGCGGCTGGAAACACGGAGGATGCGAAGCAACTAGCTGCTATGGCTATCCGTATGCGGCCTCGTGATGTCGCTGACGTTCGCCCTGCTGCTTCTACTGGTGAGGTTTTTGTAGAAGGCTTGCGGCGAGGTGTTGCTAGTACACCTAGTCTGTTTATGGGTCTTAGTTCAATGGTTGGCCAAGGGATGACTCAAGGTGGTATGCCATTTATGTCTGGTACACCAGGAGTAGTATTCCCAATGGGTCCCAGGTTCTTTGATGCGTCTTCGCAAGTTGGACCTAGTCCCTCACCAGGACAAGCATTCCAGCAATCCTATCAAAGTACTCAGCGAAATATTACTGGGATGCTTGGTGGAGGTAATGTTCGTCCCACCACAGAAACACAGAAATATTTGATGAGTTTTGGAGAAGGATTTGGAGATCTTGCGAATTTGTTAGGAGGTGCTGGTCTGGCCCGTAAGGGTGTACAAGCACTTGCTGGCGGCATGGCTGGTGTTGGCGGTGAGTTGGGTGGCGAAGTTGGAGAACAACTTGGTGGTGATTTTGGCCGCGTTCTTGGAGGCGTGACGTTCTCACTGTTCAGTGGCGCTGGCGCTCTCAAAGCAGGTGAAATTGCTCTTGATAAAGCGCGTGGCGCTGGCAAAGTTGATGTTGCTGACTTGGCAAACATGGAAGGCTTGTCCAGGGCACAGAGCCTCGTTTCCAGAGCAATTGACTCAGATCCTGATCTGCTCAAGCGAGTCAATGAAATCCAGGCCAGGGTCAAGTTTGTCACCGGGAAAGACATCGGCACTGGCGCTGGCTTCAGTGGTCTTGACAACGCTGCATTGCGTACTACTCTGACTGATTTGGCCGGTAAGGATCTTAAATTCAGGGGCGAGTTGGCGAAGTTGTATGCTGATCTACAGAGGGCTGTTGCAGCAAGGGCGCAAACCGAGTTCCCCAGTGGGCCGATGCAGTTCCCGTCGCAAATTAAGGCTTTGGAAGAGGTCAAAGTAGACTTCAACAAGCGTGTCAATGCTATCAACGATCAGTTGAGCAACATGACCGCTAATTTGAATCTAATGGGCACGACTGCACCTGCCCAACTTGGCGCATCCATTCAGAACCTTGTGGTGGCTCGTGAGAGAGCAGCTAGGGAAGCGTTGTCTCCTGAGTACAACTCTGTCAAACAGCAGGCTTCTGACCAAGGCGCAATTCTTCCTGCCCAAGACACACAAGATCTTCTGAACACTGCTTTCGACTTGTTTAGGCGAGATCCTTGGGGTCGTCAGTCTGATTTGCTGCGACTTGTTAACCAGCAGTCTGAGAACTTTAAAGCACTTAGGGCTTCTCGTGCGCCTGCTCCTAGTGGTGAGATGCTCCCGGCTACAACTGGTCCGGATTTGACTATAGGCCTGGATATTACGAGTTTGGACTCGTTGAAACGCCGAGTCGCCAAGGATCTTCGTGATGTCCGTGATCCTGCTATCCGTGAAAAGCTGTCTCTGCTGCAACAGCGGGTGGATGAGGCGCTGAACAAAGTTGAGAACGCCAGCGGTAACATCAATGTCAATTTCCGTGGAGAGAATGTCACCTTTGGTGATGCCATGCGACAACTCGACACTGACTACTACACGAAGGTTGGAATCCCGTTCCGAGATGCCGATGCTGTGCAGCGTATCAGTTCGCAAGAGTACGCAGAAAAGATTGCGCCTCAGATCGCCTCTTCTCCAACAGCGCTTTCGCAGTTTCTGCGTGTTGCTGGTGACGAGGGTTTGCCATTGGCTGAAAAGTCGATCATGTCAAGGCTCTATCATCAGTCACTGACCAACGGGTTGATTGACTACAACAAGTTGGACAAACTGCTGACCCGTGACAGCAACAACGGTGGGTACAGGGACATCTTGGACATGACTCCTGGCCTCAAAGGTAGGCTACAGGACAGCACTCAGAGAGCGCAGGCACTTGCTGCTGAGAAGATCGCTTTGGATGATGCTGTTTCTGCAGAGCGTATTCGCATTGGAACTAGCTTCCTAAGAGACTATGACTCTGGTGGGGTTGAGCGTATTGCTTCTAGGATGACAGGCGGCGAAGGCAGGGGCTACACCGCTAGGCTAATGGCTGACATCAACAAGTTGCCAGTTCAAGAGCAATCCAACGTCAAGATGGCTTTGCGTAATCAGTTGGTCACGCAGATGCTTGATTCTGGTGACCCATTTGCTTACCTCCGAAAGAACAGGACGGCCTTTAACAGCATCTACACGCCAAAAGAGCTTGATGGCATCACTGCTATGGCCGATGTGGCTCGTCTTTCTCGCAAGATAGATGTAGATAAGCTCCCGGTCAATAAAGCTGCTCTTGAAGAGCAAAACATGATGCAGAGGTTCTTGGGCGGTGCAAAGCCCCAGGAAGTCAGCAATGTGCTGGTCAACGGCATCTATAGCGTCTTGCAAAAGGGCTATAGGATTATGGGATTGATTGGGCAGGCGAACATTGATCAGGCCACCAAAGATGCCCAGAGGCGATTGTTCCTTGATCCAAGTGGCATTGATGCTATTCGCAATGCCTCTATGAAGCTGGTAACTAAGGACGGTAAAGAGATCGACTGGAAGAAAGAGGTTCAAGCCCGTGATTTGCTGAACTTTGCCAAGGTCATGGGATTGAATGTGGCTCGTACTGGATACATTGGTGGCACTGTGGCCGCAAGCCCAAGTCAGATCATGACGACAGAAACAGAGCCTTTCTACGTTTACGAGGAGTAATCAATGTTGTCCCTTATCTCTACCCTTGGTGGCCTACTCATCAGCGGCCTGCCCAAGCTGCTCGAATACTTTCAGAACAAGAGCGACCAGAAACATGAGCTTGCATTGGCCAGGATGCAAAACGAGCGCGAGTTGGCTCTGGCTGCACAAGGTTACGCCGCGCAGCAGCGCATCGAGGAGATTCGCACGGATCAAGTCATGATGCAGACCGAGGCGCAGATGACGGAAGCCGCGCTCAAGCACGACGAGAAGATTCTGGACAGGGCCAGCCAGTGGGTTGCCAACTACGTCGGCACTGTGCGTCCGACGGTGACGTACATCTTCGTGATTGAATTGGTGTTGATCAACCTGTTCCTGTGCTACTACCTGTACTCCAACCCCGGCATGATCAAGAGCATGGACGACGTTCTGAAGTATTCGGACATCATCTTCAGCCCCGACGAAATGGCCATGTTAGGAGGGATTATTGGATTTTGGTTCGGTACCCGGACCTGGGGCAAGAAGTGAAACTGAGCAAGGTCGGCGCTGACTTGATGCACAGGTATGAGGGCTACCGCAACCGCCCATACCTGTGCCCAGCTCACATCTGGACGATTGGCTACGGCCATGTGCTGTATCAGGAGCAGATCAGGCTGCCGATGGCACGCACTGAAGACAAGCCCGTGCCAATGATCCGCAAGGAGATGCCGCTCAAGCAGGAGGACAATCGTGTCTGGTCGAAGAAAGAAACCGATGATCTCTTCGCGGCTGATGTCGCAAGTTTTGAACGTGGTGTTCTTCGACTTGTTCCCGGCGTTGTTGGCCGTCAAGGCGCTTTTGACGCTCTGGTCAGCATTTCCTTTAACTTCGGGCTAGGTAATCTGCAGCGCTCCACCATCCGAATGAAGGCCAACCGGGGCGATTGGGAAGGCGCTGCCGATGCATTCATGCAATGGACAAAGGGCGGTGGGCGTGAACTCCCCGGCCTTGTCAAACGTCGCAAGGATGAGCGAGCGCTATTTCTGTCGGATAGCAGCCCTGTTGGCTTGCAGCACTGACCCAGTTGTTCATGCCTAAGTCGGTTAACAAGCCGAGCGACGAGCAGGCACAGCAGTTTGACGAGTATGTCAAACACTGGCAACAAACACTGAATCTAATGGATTGGCGCTTAGAGCGCAGCAGCAAGCCTGTGAAGGCCGCAATGGCGGCAGTGCAGTGCGACAGTCAGGCTAGGCTAGGGTCGTACCAGTTGGGCGACTTTGGATCCACACAGATCAACAGCGAGTCATTGTCGATGACTGCGCTACACGAGTGTTTACATGTCTTCCTATTCGACTTGATTTCGACAGCACAAGACAGGGCAGCAACACCTGAGCAGCTTGATGCGGCAGAACATCGAGTAATCAACGTGCTTGAGAGGGTTTTATATGGCGCAGCCAGTAGTCAGTGAGCGAGATTTCATCGATCTATGGGATAAATATAAGTCGGCCTCACAGCTAGCAAAGGTATTGGGCATTGCTGAACGCAATGTCATGGCCCGTAGAAAGCGCATCGAGGCCAGGACAGGGCAACTCCTGGAGACTCTGGACAGGCGGCATACCAGATCGTTTGACCACCTTAGCCCATCGAAATCCTCGTCGGCAAGGTATGCCCTTGGCATTGAGAACGGCATCGTGCTTGTCTTCTCAGATGCCCACTTTTGGCCTGGGATCAGGTCTACAGCCTATAAAGGTCTGCTATGGGCTATCAAGAACTTAAAGCCAAAAGCTATCATTAACAATGGTGACGCTTTTGACGGGGCAAATATATCCCGTCACCCTAGGATAGGGTGGGACAGTAAGCCTAGTGTAGTGCAAGAACTAAAGGCTTGTGAAGCGGCTTTGGAAGAGATTGAGGAAAGCGCCAATGGTGCAAAGCTGGTGTGGTCACTTGGCAACCATGATGCAAGGTTTGAGAACCGGCTGGCCAACACAGTGCCAGAGTTCATGCACATCGGCGGGTTCAAGCTCTCAGATCACTTTCCTGCCTGGATACCATGCTGGTCGTGCTGGCCAACGGATGAGGTGGTTGTCAAGCACCGATTTAAAAACGGCGTTCACGCCACCCACAACAACACTGTCAACGCTGGAATTAGCGTAGTTACAGGCCATTTGCACAGCCTCAAGGTCACACCGTTTTCTGACTACAACGGCGTGAGGTTCGGTGTAGATACGGGCACTCTGGCCGAGATTGACGGCCCCCAATTCACGGATTACATGGAAGACAATCCAGCGAATTGGAGGTCGGGCTTTGCTGTGCTAACGATCCACAATGGTAGGCTTTTGTGGCCAGAACTTGTGCATCGATACGCACACGACAAGATAGAGTTCAGGGGTCAGGTGATAGACGTAGAGGCCTTCTGAGCCTTCTGAGCCTCTTGCTCTTGCACTATAGCGCGATAGGCCTGTAGAGCAGAGCGCAGATCTTGCCTCATGTGGGAGACTTGATCTTCAAGGTCATTGATCTTCTGTAGGGATTCGTGAGCGAACCGGATCAACTGGTCGGTCTTCCAGCTTGCGAAATCGTGCACCTCCGTGCTTTGCTTTTGGGATTGGGCGTTCTTCTGTGTGGAAATCATGCTCGTTGCCGCATTTTCTGTGTCTGTAGATTAACCCGTTTCTCTGGCTCGTTCTTTCTACTGTCGTCCATGTTCCGCAAACGGGGCATTTCACTTGGTGGACTCCATCCGAATTTTCTCCATGTTTGCTGTACGTCTGTTGCAGCGGCAGGAATATACCTGAATTTCGGGTCTAAGATGCTTAACATTTTTCTACTCCAAAAGCCTTTCTGATGAGGTCGGCAGAGTGGTACGGCTCGGCCTCGTATGCGATCTCAGCGCAGCGGTCTGCGACAAGGGCTGCGAAGCGTTCAAGCATCGGGATGCCAAACTTAAACATGTCGAAGGTGGCAAACATTCCCGTACCGTTGTCGTCTTTTTCTGTGTAGCGAATGCCACCAGCCTCCCGCGCCATACGGATGATGTCTTCTTTCATGCTTGCCCCCTTGCTCGGATAGCGCGGTTTATTTCCTCGGAGTTGTTGTCGCTGATACACAAGCCCGTAACGATGCGGCACACTGCCTCTCGCTCATCGGCCCGAACGATAGCCTCGACTGCCTTGGCGAATTCATGCACCTCCTGGTGCTTGCGCCAAAGCTCTACTATTTCTTTGTGGATCATGTGTTCTTCTCTCTGAGCAGCTTTTCGATGTCCATGACGACATCTCGAACTTCATAGTCCCACTCTTCAATCTCAGCGTCCGTTAGCCCGACCCATGTGCGCTGTGCTGGTTGCTTCTCAGCCTGCTCGATTGCGGCGCTCAATGCGTTTATGGCTGCGCCAATTTTGTTTTCAGGCCACTGACGAGTATTTGCCAGATACAGCGCCTCCAGCGCCTGCTTCATTGCTTCGATGCTCATCTGCGACTCTTCTTCATCTTTGGCATTTCTACCGTTACCTTGCGAGGATTGATGCCCTCAAAAGCCCCGACTCTGGAGGCCAGTGAGGGGTAAGGCTCTACGCCTGTCTTGCGCTTGTCGTTGAGAACTCTAGAGGCCTGATAAGAGCGTTTCCTATCAGTCTCTAGATCTCTGAACGACAGTTGCGCCTTGTAGTCTTTGTCGAATGGGTTCATAAAAAGGTGGCCTACTCGCTGCGTCTGTGATAGCTAAACGGGACGGAGTTGCACCGCGACCTGACACCCGCACAGCATCCGCTTTCGGCCATTGATTAGAAGCAGTTGGTCGTACAGTTGCCGAAATAACAGCAGGTAGTACATGTAACCATACGTCCATTCATGGTGTAAGTATGGGTAGAACAAGATGCCCAGGCTCCGGTGGTTACCAGGGCGATTCCAATGGCTGCAAAAAACTTCTTCATGCTGTCACCTCTTTAACTTTGGCTTGGGTTTGTTCCAGGGCTTTGATCAACTCTTCAACTTGTCCTTGATCAAGAGAGATGTTCATGCTGCCGTTGAGGGCATAGATGGACAGCAGGATCTTGTTTTGCAGCAAGGATACGAAGACGTTTTGCTCTCCGTTTTTGACTTTGACTTGCATCGTGTGATGGTTCATGATTTCTCCAGTGTGTAGTACCAGTAGGGGCCTTTGCGTTGACAGGCAATGTTGATGCCGTTTTGTCTCAACTCTGAGATGATTGAGTTGACAGCGCAGACATTCGCATGTCTGATGATGTCCAGAGTGCTAAATTCGCCTCCAACTTCCAGCAACTTCAACACCCTGTTTAGCCGATCACTTTTATCGAGTCGGGCGCTGTTCATGTTCAGAACGGCAGGTCTGCGTCATCAATGTCAGGAGCCTGACGAACTGGCTTGCGCTCTTCCTCTTCCTTCTTGGGATTGTTGATGTAAGCCCAGCCATCCCAGCCACCCTCTTTGAGCGGGATGCTATCGATTTTGAGCATCGGGCCGTTCTTGGTGTCAATGATGCTGCCAATACGGCTATACCGCTTCTTAACCTCACCCTGGGCATTCTTGTACTCGCCAACAACGCAGGTAATTTCTTTCAACACTTTGCTCATTTCATTCTCCAATCTTCTGTTTCAACGCTTGCACTTTTTCTTCCACTTCAGCCAGGAACTTCTTGACTTCAGTTTCAGCCTCTTCAATCCACCTGTCATCCCGATTTACCCTAACGATGAATAGTTGGGCTTTCGGTGGAAACCGTGGGTCAAAAACAACATAGTCACACCATGGCCGGTCAGCACAGCGCATCTGCCATTGCATCTGAGCAAAGTACTTTGACTCTACCGGATTGTTGGACAGCATCACTTCCAGGAAAGTCTTGGACTCTGGGCACTTGATCTCAACCATGCCACCCTCTACCAGCCCATCAGGAGACGCTCCAGCCATCGCAATGTTCGGGTGAGTGATAAACCCCACCTCCTCCACCAGAACGCCCCTATAGGCCTCGTATGCAGCCCTGGCGAACTGCTCTTGCTCAATGCCCCACTGGATGGCCGCACTGGTGTAGCCGTCTGCTCTGTTGCCAGTGATGCGCTCCAGGACTAGCTGAGTCATGTAATGGCCGCGATCAGCGCCGTAACCGGTCTTGGTCTTCGCTAGCACTTTGTGCAGATTGCTGGCGGTGACTTTACCCAGACGCTGCTGGAACCACTCGTCGGTGCGCTGCTCATCCACGGTAACTCCTTACTTTTAACATTTCGTCTGCCATCTCATAAGCCACTTGAGCAATGTCAATTTCGTGTTCTGCCCAATCAGGCAAAAAGCCCCCTGATTTACTCCAAATACCCTGCAAAACTTGAGCCGCAAAGTAATCGCGCATGGTCATGCTGTTGGCATAGCCGCCGTATTTGGACAGCCATGTGTCATAAGTTTCAATTGTGTTGGTGTCTTTCATGCTGCTTTCTCCTGTTTGGCACGAGCGATCCTGGCTGCTTTGGCCTCGATCACCTTCTTGATGGATTCCTGGTGGCCTTGGCAAGCCTCGTAGGCCTGTTTGTAGACCGTCTGAAGCTCTTCCCCGGTCACAGTGGCCTCGATGGCTGCAAGCCAATCTGTAATGTCAGGCGCATCACCCTCTGGCAGATCTTCCCCGGCATAGATGTACAGGCCCAAACCGTGTAGGCTCAGAGCCTTAGTCATGCAGCGCATGATGGCCGTATTGACCGCAAACGCATCTGGGTTAGGGATAGCCTTGTTGCGGTGATCCATAACCGGAAGCTGGCAGGTCATGGGCTTGCCAAAGATCGTCACAGTGACCCAGACCAGCGCAGTGCCTCCTGGCAGGGTCATGAACGGCTCTTCGGTGTACTGGTCGCGCTTGAAAGTCTCGACCTTGAATGTGGCTGTTGGATCAGCCTTCAGTGCTTCAGCCCAGGCCCAAGCCCACGATAAGTAGGTCAGGTTGGACTTCTTCTCGGTATGCTCGTTGACGTTAGTCTTGAGCAGATTCTCGATACTCATCTTCTCTCCTTGAAAGACCCCGGCGGGATTGCTAGGGCATGGG